TAATTTTAGTTGCAATTGGAGAATAGTATGGAATGGTTTGAAAATAAAACAACACAGATAATAGCATTGGTAGGTATCGTTGGTACTCTAGCAGGCTTTGGGTATACAGGAGCTGAGTACGTGAACAGATTAGAAAGTCTTGAAGGTGCTATAGGTGGGATAGATGATACGGAGAATGCTCAAAAGATTATAGAAGAAAGGTTCGTGGCTATCGAAACGTCAGTAACATACTTAGAAAAACAAATAGATGGAATTGTAATACCCGACAACAGTTCTGATATTGTTTCTCTTAAGACATCGGTAGCCACACTCAATGCTGATGTAGCTACGCTTAAGTCTGATAACAAAAACCCTTTAGCTAATTAAATTTTAGTGTTGAGGGCACTTACTTCTGCTTCTAAATCATTGTGTATAGAAAGAATTTTTTGTTTAGTCTCTCTTAGAATTGTTTCTACAACTTTAAGTTCATAATTTTTAAACAACTTCTTAGCATCTCCAACGGGGAGACTAGACGTTTCTGTTATTAACTTACCTTTGCCATCAAACAATACTTTAAAAGAAATGATGTTAGCTTCCTTGGCTTTCATTATTTATCTCCGTAAAGTTAACTGAATCCTGCTTGCCACGAAGTCCTGCTTTCATGTAAGATGTTGCACGACCTTCAAAGAAGTTCTGGTGTTCAACACCCATCACTTCATCAATCCAACCTAAAGGATTCTCTCGTTGGTCATAATTCGTTTTAAGCCCTAGCTGTAGTAAGCGTCTATCGGCAATGTATCTATTGTAAGCATACATGTCTTTCTTTGTAAGCCCTTGTATGTCTCCCATGTCAAACACTAAGTCTAAGAACTTGTCTTCATGTTCTACCATCTCTCTGCATATCTGATATATCTCTGCTTTAAAATCGTCTGTCCAGATTTCTATGTTCTCTTGTATAAATTCTCTAAAGAGTTTAGTCATCGCTTCAACGTGCATTGATTCATCACGAATACTATAAGTTACTATCTGTCCCATGCCTTTCATCTTACCAAATCTAGGAAAGTTTAGCAAGATAGCAAAGCTACTAAACAACTGCAAGCCTTCTGTAAAAGCTGAATAGACTGCTAAAGTTTTAGCAATACTTCTTTTATCTTTTATAGTAGGCTTAAAATCTGTAACGTATTTATGTTTGTTAGCCATCTCTTCGTACTCTGCAAAAGCTTTGTACTCTACATCAGGCAAGCCAACTGTATCAAGTAGTAAGCTGTAGGCATGTTGATGTATTGATTCCATGTTGGCAAACGAACCCATCATCATACGTGCTTCTGGTTTCTTAAAGATACGCATGTACTTGTCAATGTACCCTGCACCTACATCAACATCAGACTGTGTAAACAATCTAAATATCTGTGTAAGTAAATTCTTTTCTACGGGTGATAACTCCTGCCAATCTTTAACGTCTGTGTGCAAGGGTATAGACTCTGGCATCCAATGCATTTGATTCTGTAATACGTAGTAATCAAACATCCAAGGATGGTCAAAGGGTTTGTAATAGTTTCTGGTACTTAATAGGCTCATGTTGTTCTCCTTAACCTTCACAGGCTATGCAATCCACTTCATCTAATTTGATTCGTGGTATTTTAATGTTTACGTTCTCGGCATCCCTTGCTGATTCAGACCTAAAGTAATATAAAGACTTTAGTTTGTGCATGGCATACCAATGAACATCGTTTAGGTACTGTAAATAATCATCGTGAACTTCCTGTGGCTCTGTGGCTTTAGGAGAAACAAAGAATAAATTTACACTTTGACTCTGACAAACATACTGCTGTCTCATGTGAGCATGTTCGACAATCCAAATTTGATTTAACTCATCTGCTGTTTTAAATATTTCTTTTTCTTTATCTGTAAAGATATCCATGTCTTGTATAGAACCTTTCTTAGCAGTTATCTCTTTCCAAATGTCAGTTTTGTTTCCTTTCTTTTTAGATATAATTTTATCTAAGTATTTATTTTTAACTTGGTACGAACCTGATAAAGTTTTGTGCGTAAATATGTTCGCACGATATGGTTCAATGCTAGGGGAAGTGCCACCACATATAATAGAACTACTGGCATTAGGAGCAACAGCCAAAAGATGAGCGTTACGGAGACCTGTACCATTAATGTCAGGAGCTTCACCACGATTTTCTGCAAGAATTTTACTCGCAGCCACGGACTTAGTTTTAATGTGGTTAAAAGCTTTGTTATTAAACCCTGTTGCAAAGATGCCTTCAAACGGGAAGTTATTTTTTTGTAGATAAGCGTGGAAGCCCATTGCTCCCAAGCCAAGTGACCTCTCTCTATAAGCCGAGAAGCTAGACTTAGTAAAGCCTTCCTTACCTTCTCGTATGTGGTTCTTAAATCTTTTAAAGTTTGCATTGTAATCTCCTAATTCTGTTGTGTCTATTGCGTTGTCAATAAAATGTTGAACAACATTGTCTAGCATATTAATTAAATCTGATATAAAATTTTCATCCTTCGACCAAGTATCATAGTGTTCTAAATTAACACTAGACAAACAACAAACTGCTGTTCTTTCTTCGTTGGTTGGTAAAGTTATTTCAGAACATAAGTTACTTTGTTTAATACTTAATCCTAATGCCTTCTGTTCTTTTGGTAGAGATTCATTACAGGTATCTATATTAACCATATAAGGTTCTCCTGTCTCTGCTCTAGTGTTTATAATCTGCCACCATAAATCTCTAGCACTTATAGTTTTAACAGCTTCTCCCGTTTTAGGGTCTATCAATCTCCAGTCTGCGTCTTCTTGTACAGCCTGTAAGAAATCATTGGTTAAGTTAACTCCGTTGTGAATGTTCAAACACTTTCTATTTATATCTCCACCTGATTCTTTTCTGATGTTTATAAACTCTTCTATTTCGGGGTGGTCTATATCCATGTAAGATGCATAGCTACCTCGTCTTGTAACTCCCTGATTGAATGCTAACATCTGGGAGTCAACTACTTTCATGAATGGTATTGAACCAGTAGAACGACTATTGTTAGCAGTAGCGATGCCATTACTTCTAATATCTCCCCAATATCCACCAATACCTCCACCTGAACTTGCGAGCCATATGTTCTCATCATAGTGAGCAGATAACCCATCACGACTATCAGGTACGTAATTGAGAAAACAGCTAATAGGTAGACCCCTATTTGTTCCCCCATTGCTAAGAATAGGAGTGCTAAACATGAACCATAACGAGGAACTGTAGTTGTAAAGTCTCTGAGCCAACTCAAAATCTGTGACCCCTTTGAAGGTTGCTCCAAAAACTGAGGCTCTTGCGAATGCTTCTTGGGCATGTGTTTCTCCTGCTGCTTCGTAAAGATACCTGTCCTTTAAAGTATCTATACTAAATTTATTTAATTTATTTTCTTTATCGTAATCTATTTTAATACCTAAGTATTCTTTTGTTCCAACTTTGTCTTCAATCATTTCCTTTCCTTGATGTAATCATTTTTGTTTTCTAATAACTCTTCTAATTTTGTTTCGTACCACTTAGCTTTTTCTAAATCTTGTAGTCCATTCTTATAACGAAACCTCCATCGGTACTTTAAAGAGTTACCACGTAAGTAGCCGATGAATTCTTCTACTGATAGCATAGACTCTATGGCTTCTATACACTCTACACCACCTTGATTGTAGTGAGGAGGACTGTTTACTAAATCTTCTTTCATAATTAATTTATCCATTCTTTAGGTAAGGTTACTTCAGAGTACCACCTAAAATTATTTTTTTCTGACCATTCTGCATGGCTTCTTTTAGTTCCATCTTTTCTTTTCTTAGCTTGGGGCATAGGAGAATGAGGACTAGCAAATAAAAATACTAATTCTTGATTAGGTTTTAAACATTTTCTAATCCAAATATATTTATTGTATTCATTGTAGTCCCAGAATCTTCCTTTTGCTTCTAACAAATACTCTACTCCATCTATAATTTTTGTAAAGTCAGGTTCATACTTGTGCTCTACAATGTAAGAAACTTTATCAGAGTGGTGTTGCCAACTCTGTAAAGAATCTTTATGTAAAAGAAACTCCCATTTTGAATCATAACCTTTTGGTAAATCTTTTTCTAAAGGTCTTATTTTTCTAGGCTTACGATATCCTCGTTTCATAATACATCCTGTAAAG